CTCCTGCGCGAGCTGGTCGGCGTTCTTCTCGAGGCGCGGGTTCACGCCCAGCATGTCGCGGGTCTCGCTGGTGAACTCGTCGAAGTCCACCTGATCGACGCCCGCTTCCTTCAGGTTCGCGCCCGCCTGGAGGATCGAGAACCACTGCTGCACGCCGCCGAACTCGACGGCCTTCTGCGCGCTCACCAGCGGGTTCTGGAAGCCGAGCTTGATCTTGCCCTGCTTGGCGAGCTGCGGAGGCGGCGGCGGGAACTTCTTCGCGGCCTGCGCGTGGTGGAACATCACCGCGATGGCGATCTTCAGGTCCTCATCCGAGATGCGAGAGAACACGCCGCCGAGCTGCAGGAGCTGCTCCGCCTTCTTGCCGCGGATCTCCTCGGCCGTCGCAGGCTCCGCGCTCTGGCCGCCGTTGCTGATCAGGAAGAGCACGTCGCCGTAGTGCGCGTTCACGATGCGCGCGCGGTGCTCCTTCTTCTCCTCCTGGATGACGGTGACGGCCTCGGGCGGGATGACGACCGTCGGGGTGACCTCGGCCTTCTGGCCGGCCTTCACGTAGTTGATCGCGTTCGGCAGCAGCGAGGCGTTCTTCAGCTCGTCGGGGACGGTGAGCGGCGGCGTGCCGATGCGCGCGATGTTCGTCGCGCCCTCGAGCTGCAGCGCCTGGAGCGCCATCACGTCGCCGAGAGAGACCCACGCCGGCGAGTCCTTGCCGTACGCGTCCATGCCCAGCGAGTTCCACCGCGGGCACACGAACGGCTGCACGTCGTAGCCGCTCTCGCGCAGCAAGCCTTGCGCGGCGCCGTCCTGCGAACTGCCGTTCTCCGCGGTGCCCGGGTTCGCGTTGTTCCAAGCGCCGGCGCCGACCTCGAGCCAATAGCTCGCCCACGGCTTGGACTTCGCGTCGACCTTCTTCGGGTCGCGCACGACGCGCGGCTCGATGACCTGGAGCACGAGGAAGTTCTGCTGCATGTTCTCGTCGAGGCTCGCGCGCTGCACCGCCTCGCTGCAGCGATCCCAGCCGAACTCCTCGATCAGCTGCGAGCAGGTAAAGGTGAAGCGGCGCACGACGCGGTTGACGCGGCCCTTGTTGTCGACGCCGACGCGGTACGAGCCGATCGGGACGTGCGTGCAGCGGAACACCTCTTCGGCGTCCGCCTCGATCATCATCAGCCCGATCGCGGGGCCGACCAGGTCATCGAGGACGTTGCGGTGCGCCTTGTAGAAGTTCGACTTCGCGATCAGCGCGAAGAGCGTCGTCTGGACGTCGTGGCAGTAGCCCTGGCTCGCTTGGTCGTCTTCTGCGGCCGGGTCTTCCGGCGCGAGCGTGAACCACAGCCGCGCCTCGCTGGTGATGCCTGTGTCCAGCGCCGCGGTGAGCTTGCGGCCGGCGTCCCCCGCCGTGTTGTCGATGATGCACTGGTCGCGCTGGAAGCCCTTGTTCGCGTCGCTCTGCTCGAACTCGCCGCGGTTCGGCCAGATGAACTCGATGATCGCGCGGTGCGCGGCTTCCCAGCTCGAGCGGTAGATCGAGTCAAGCTCGCCGTAGCGCTTGAGGAGAAGCGTGCGCTTCTTCGCCTCCATCGGGTCGACGGGTCGCGCCTGCGGAACGCGCTGCTCGTCGTCGCGGATGAGCGCGGCGAGCTGGTCGTAGCCCTCGAAGCTGAGCTCTTTGAGAGCGTCGAATCGCATCTAGCTCCCCTTCGCCGACGGCTTGCTGGTGGGCACGCCGCTGATGTCGCCGAGCGGGCCGGTGAGGAAGGTCGTCGCGAGGTTCGTGCCCATCGCGGCGCGCCGCTTGGCAGCGGCCGCCGCCTTCGTCACCAGGTCGTCGGTGAGGCTCGGATCTGCCGCGGGCGCAGGTGGAGCGACCGCGAGCGGAGGCGGCCCGAATACGTTGCCCATGCTCACCTCTCTCCGCGCATGTGCGCGTAGGGGTTGAACGGCTTGCCGCTCTTCGTGCCGCCGCGGAACGCGTGCTGGGTCAGCGGGTCCTGCTTGAACACCGGCGCCGCGAACGTCAGCGCGAGCGCGTCGGACTTGTCCGGGGAGCGCCCGAGGCGCGCCTTGATGTCCTTCTTCGGCTCGACGATGCGGACCGTGTGCCCGCCCTTCGTCGTCGAGCCGTAGCCAGGCGCGCACAGCTCGGCTCGGAGGAACTCGTCCTTGGTGAGGCAGCCAAAGCCCTTCACCCAATCCGCCATCAAGAAGTGCATCTCGGCTCGGCGGTTCGCGAACTGCGGATCGAGCGCGGGAGCGCCGAAGTCGACGCCGATGATGTTCGGGTAACGCAGGTCCTCGAGGCGGAGCATCACCGCGTTGCCCCAGCCGCCGGTGATGTCGATGAAGAGCGCCCCGTATCCCGGGTTCTTGTCGAGGATCACGCCGATCATGTCGGCGAGCTGCCGCGGCTTCACGTTGCGCCAGATCCACTCGGGCTTGGACCAGCTCATCGTTCCCTGGCGCTTCGCCAGCACGTTGCTGTCGTCGCCGTCGAGCGCGGCGTCGAGCCCGAAGATCACCGGGTCGTCCACCCAGACTCGCTCAGGCGAGTCGCGCTTCATTGCGTCCGAGACTTCGTCGGTGCCGAGGAGCTTGTTCGAACCGCGGAGCGGGAACTTTCCGAGGATGTTGACGCGGACGACCGGGTCGTTGCGCGAGTGCAGCCGAATCTGCTCGCGGGCCTCGTTGATGTCGACGCGGGTGCAGCGGTCCGGATCGTCCGGGTCGCCGGTGATCTCGACGAGCGCCCAGCGCTCGGCTTCCTGCGTGCAGATGATGCCGAGCGGCCCGTCGATGTCGTTCGCGTTGCCGACCGCGACCAGAAGCGGGTGCGCGTTCTTGTCGTTGAAGATGCCTTCCGCCGCGCGGAAAACGCCGACAGGAACCGCGCCCGCCTCGTCGATGAGCACGAAGACGTGGTCGGCGTGAAGGCCGGCCATCGACTCGTTCTGCTTGCCTGCCTCCGCGTCGACGGCGAACGTGCGATGCGACAGCTTCCAGGTCTTCGGATGGTGTCGCGCCTTCACCGCGGTGGCGGTGTGCTCGAACAGCTGCTCGAGCAGCGGACTGAAGCCCATCCACACCGCGAGCTCGGTCCAGAGCCCGGTGTCGAGGTTGTCGCCGGTGACCGACGTCGCCGCGCCCTTGGCGTGCGGGAAGCAGAGGAGGAACCACCAGCCGACCCACGAGAGGAACGCCGTCTTGCCGACGCCCTTTGCGGCCTTCGCGGCGACGCGGGGCCTGGGCCCGACGAGCGCCTTGAGCCCCTTGATGTGCCACTTCTCCAGCTCGAACTTCTTGCCCGGGTGCGCGGCCTCCCAGCCGGCCGCGAAGACGTCGTGGACGAACCCGACCGGATCGAGCCTCCATCGCTCGATGTTCGCGGTGAGCGCTGCCTGGTCCGCGGGCGAGAGGTCGATCGCCAGCCGGTTGCGGCGCTTCACTTTGCGAACTTGCTCTTCGGCATGAGCTGCTCGAGCGTCACGCCGGCGACGAGCTCGTGCTTCTCGACAAACATCCCGAGGTGTTTCCCGAGCAGTTCGAGCGCGCGGAGCTTGTCGACGAACTTCACCTTGCGGGTGAAGCCGACCTGCGCGCGGTCCTCGCCGGAGCCCTCGAAGAGCTCGTCCACTTCGACCGACGCGATCGCCCGGCGGATCTTCTCGGGCATTCGCTTGGCGTCTTGCAGATCGACCTCGTCGGCCGTCAGCTCGCGCAGGCGCTGCAGGGGGAGGAGCTTGCCGTCCGCGTCGAAGGCGTCCCCGATGTCGTTGAACGCGACCGCGAGCAGCTCGAGGATGATCTGCTCCTCGGTGACCAGGGCCTTCGCCGCGATCTTCTCTTCAGCCGCTCGCAGCGCCGCCTGGATCTCGGGCAGCTGGAGCAGTTCGCTCCCGCGGCTCTTCGCGCCCGCCTTGCCGTAGCCCGCAGCGATCGCGGCCTCGGTCGCGTTGAACGTCTTTCGGTACGCCGCGACGAATAGCGCGTGGCGAGGATTGAGCCCCTTCATCGGGCGAGCCTTCGAGCGGATGCCGGAAATTGCTCGAGCACGAAGTCATGCACGCTCGCTGCGGTGTCGCGCTCCGGGCGGAGGATGGAGATCGGTCGAGCATTCAGCGGCGCATCAACGGCCGCGCGGCGTCCAGCGCCAGCGCGCAGCTCAGGCATCGGCAGCACGACGTTGCGGACACGACGACCCTGCATTGCCGCAGCCAGGCGGAGCGCCGTGGAGAGCAGTGTGGACATAGAAAACTCCGCGCGCGCCGCGCAGCCCTCAAAGCATTGCGACCGGCTTCAGGCTGCGACCTGGGAGGTAGCCAGCGCGAGCCACATGAGCCCGCTGTCGCTTCAGTCGGTGCGGATCGCGCTCGAAACGGTTACGGCTTGTGCCGCTGGATCAGCTTGTCGTTCAGGCCCTTGAACTTCTCGATGATCAGCTCTTGGTTCTTCGCGGCAACCACGTCCTGCGCGGCGAGCCTGCCGACCACCAGCGCGTGGTGGTGATCGAGCTGCACGGTCGTCTTAGCCTCGAGGCGCGCGACCTGCTCGCCGATGCGGCTGTCGACCCAGCGGATGATCGCCCAGATGGCGACGATGGTCGCGACGAGCGCGCCGATCGCGGTGGCCGCGTTGTTGTCGACGGCGAAGGCGCCATCGGCCAGGACGACGCCGCCGAGCGACAAGGGGATCACGTAGCCGCTCAAGAGCGCCGCAGCCAGGAGAGAGCGGTCATAGGCACCCCGAAGCGCGAAGGGCCACCCCCTTGCGGGAGCAGCCCCTAGACGCACCAAAACCAGCGTGCCTGAACCATGCCGAATTAGCGGGGTGTCTGCAAATCGCGCGAATCGCGCAAATTCGCGCACCACTGCTCAAACGTTGCTCGCAGCACTGCCCACCGCTCTCCCTTGCGGCCCTCAAACTCGTAGAGCCGCTCCCCTCCCGGGACCTTGCCGGAGCGCAGGAGCTTCAGCGCCGTGGTGGGGGTAACCCCTAACTCTGCGGCCACCTCGGCGATGCTCATGCGTGGCGATTTCAAGCTGCCTCCCTCTGTTCAACCAAGCCCGCGTGTTCCATCCGGCGACGCAGCACACGCGCGATTGCCCGGCAGTATCGGTCGCAGGCCTGGATGCTCATCCCCATCTCGTCCGCGAATCGGACCTTGCCCGCCTCGTACCGCTGCTCGCCGACCTCTGAGATCACGAACCAGCGCGCCAGCTCGGCGATGCGGCGCTCCGCCTCCGCCTTGGCTGCGCGGGGCTCGCGAGCGTGTGCCAAAGGCTCGTCGGGCAGGTCCGCAGGATGGTGCTCAGCGAGGCACGGAACGATGGCGGCGTAGGTCCGTTGCGTCTGGTGAATGCGCTCGCGACTCGTCGGCGAAGAAGCTCCACCCATGTCGATGCTGCGTCCCATCCGGCGGCCGCGCTGATCGACGAACCAGATCAACGCCGCTGACACGGACGAGAACCGACGCGGCTGCACGTCGAGCTCGCGCTGGAGCTGCTCGCCCCACTTGTCGAGGATCGCGCTCATCGTCTGCGCCTCGGCTGGCCTGACTGCTCGCAGATGCCGGGCGCGTCGCGCGGGCCAACCGCCGGCCGGAAATGCTGCGGCCACTTGCCAGCGTCCAGCAGCTGCGGGCTGTGGCACGACGGACAAGTCTCGATCTTGCTCGGCGCCGCAGGTACTGAGAGCAGACGGCTGGAGCGTGCAACCTGTGCCTTCGTTGGAGGCAACTCGGGGCG